TATGATAGTATTTTCTTTGATTTTGCATTACAACAAAATAAACCTAGAAAACTAAATCGAACCTACGAATTTGTAATAACAGTAACAGACGGTGATAGTTTTACAAAAAGAAGATTTAAAATTTTCGTAGTAGGCGACGACTTTTTCCGTGCTGACAATACTGTATGGTTAGATGGAAATCCTTTATTCACTGCTGACGTAACATATCTGCGTCCTCCAACATGGATTACTTCAAGCTATTTAGGTTTATATAGAGCTAACAATTACATAACTCTTGTATTAGATACGTATGAAACTGAAAACGTAATTTACAGTTTAGAAACTGTTAATGCAGATTGTAGAGCAAAAACTAGAAAAATTTTAACAACTGATAATGCTATTGGCGGTTCTTATGTTTCTATAACATTAGCAACAGCCGTTCCACAAGTTGGACACAAGTTAACATTTGCAGGTTTAGTTTCTAATTCATCAACTGTTCACACAGTTACAAACGTTGCTTCTTTAGGCAATAATGAATATAGATTAACTCTGTACGAACCTTTGGAAAATAACATTCCTAATGGAGTTGACTTTTTAATTGGTACACTTAGTCAATTGCCTACTGGTATGGCGTTTGATGAAAATAACGCAGAAGTATTTGGTTTAGTACCCTACCAACCTGCTATTACAAAGACATATAAGTTTACAATAACTGCATCAAAATTAAGTGATAGCGGAGAAGTTGCAAAAACTCCAAAAATTTTTACAGTTGATTTACTAGGCGAAATCGATAGTATTTTAAATTGGGAAACTCCATCTAATCTTGGAACAATTAATGCAAACTATGTCTCAACACTTAATGTTAAAGCAACATCAAACATTGAGAATAATACAATTCTTTATACTATTATAGATGGTCATTTACCTCCAGGACTAAGTCTTGACCTTGACGGAGAAATTATAGGTAAAGTAAATCAATATGCTACATTGGATGAGCTCGGAAATATAATTTCTCCTGGTTTAACTACATTTGACTTTACAACAGATGTTACTACATTCGATGGCGATACTAGTAGCATAGACCGAATTTACGAGTTTACTGTAAATGCCCAGGATCAATATGGATATAGTGCAATTAATAGAAAATTTAGAATTTCAGTTGAAACACCTAATCAACTAATCTATAGCAATATTCGTGTTAAACCTTTCTTAAAAACAGAGCAAAGAACTGCTTGGAAGGAATTTATTAATAACGCAACAGTATTCACTCCGTTAAGCATTTACAGAGCTAACGATCCTAATTTTGGAATTCAAACAGAACTTGCAATGTTAGTATTTGCAGGAATTGAAACCAAAGAAGCACAGGCATACGTTAGTGCAATGGGATTGAATCATAAACGCAAACGCTTTCACTTTGGTCAAATTAAAAAAGCTACAGCATACTTGCCTGAAACAAAAACAGCAATATATGAAGTCATTTACGTAGAAATGCTAGATCCACTAGAGCCTAATGGAAAACGTTTAGCTAATAAAATTGAAAATTTAAGTAAGCAACCTAAGGGTATAACGGTAGATGCAAATAATTCCATTTGGAGCACTAAACTAGAAGACCTTGCTGCAGACGAACCTTATAGAGAGCGTCCAGATCAAATAATAACTGTGGATAGTCAAGGTTACGAAGTTTCAAATCCAAACACAAATGCTTATTTTCCGAACAGTATTTCAATATGGAGGGATCGTTTAGCCAACTGGACTGACGGTACTAGTGGGTTTGGAATTGAAAGAAACTATCTTCCTTTATGGATGAGAAGCATTCAGCCTAACACTAAGCAAGAGCTAGATTTTCAACTGGCTGTTCCGCTATGCTATTGCAAAGTAGGAACAGCAGACGATATTCTATTGAATATCAAAAATTATTTAAAAACAACAGGTTTTGCGTTTAATCAGCTAGATTACACCGCGGATCGATATATAATTGATTCTGTTGAGGGATTAACCGCAGATAAATACCTAGTATTCAGAAATGATAGGATAACAATATGAGCAGCCAAATAGACGAAACAAACATTGATAGTGCGTATCCCGTTGCTGGAAAAGACAACGATAGCCAAGGCTTTCGAGATAATTTTTCTGCAATTAAAACAAACTTTACCTACGCCAAAGGAGAAATTGAAGATCTCCAAGGAAAGGTACTGTTAAAAGCAGCGTTGGATGGTGGGACACTATCAAACGACCTAGGCGGTAATAATATTTCTAACGGAAATTTTACTAATTTCCACGGAACTTCTTACGCTCAAACTGTTACAGGAACTGCGAACATTGATCTTGAAAAAGGATCTTTGCAGGCATTTACACTTACTGCTGATTCTACTTTTACATTTACTAATTGGCCTGACTCTGGAAACTACGCTAAAGTAAGAGCACATTTTAGAAGTAACGGATCTTCTATTTCTGTAGGCAACGATATTACAATTGGTAAGCGTTACACTATTAATGAGGTCAACAATACAAACTTTGTGTCAATGGGTGCGGACCCAACAGCAGTTTTTGTTGGTAGCATTAACGGAAATACACTAACAGTTATTTCTGTTTCAGCTGGATCTTTAGGACTTAACACTTATATTACCGGTGGAACAGTTGCAGCGGGAACAAAAATTATTGCTACAAATGTAGAAAATCCATCACTAACAGGTACAGGTGGGGCAGGAACATATACAGTAGATATTGGTGGTCAATCAGTTACTTCTACATCAATGAATGGTATGACTGTTGGCGTTGTGTTTACAGCATCGGCAAAAGGAAGTGGTACAGGAACAGTAAAGCCTTGGAAAACAGTTACACTATCAACTGAAGGTTCAGGAACTATTACAAACGATTCTGATTTTGCATTACCTCTATTATTAAATCCAAACGGTTCGGATCAAGTAATTGAAGCTTGGACTTGGACTGGTTCCACTACTAAAAAGATTTTTGTAAATTACATAAGCAACCTAGATACAGAACCAAATAACTATACCAATTTAAAAGTTGGAACCTTAGGAGTTGATGAACTTACAAATTCTACTTCTGTTGATTCTGGCGCTTTAACTGTAAAGGGCGGTGCTGGTATTGCAAAAAATTTAACTGTTGGCGGCAATACTGTTATTAGTGGAGACTTAACAGTAACTGGTAATACTACACTAACAACAAGTTCTATTACTATTAATGACATTGGGTCTATTGGCAATGTAAACATTACAGATCCAAGAACAGGGGATGCATTAAAGTATGATGCAGATTCCGATCAATGGACCAACAATGTTGATTTAATTACATACAATGTTACTGTTGACGATAATGGAAGCGGAACACAACCTGTATTTTTTATTAACAACGTAGCAATTTCAACAAACTTAGGCGATCAACTCAGTGAACTTAAAACATTTAAAGCAGGAAAGAAATATAGATTTAGCCAAGTTGACAGTTCAAATTTTGGATACGATTTAAGATTTTCTACTAGACCAGATACAGTTGTTAATCCAGACAACGAGCCAGGTGAAAGAACAATTTTAGATTATTCTTCAAATGTAACCGTAGAAGGAACTGCTGGTACAGCTGGTGCATATACAGAAATCCTTGTTACAGAAGATACACCAAGCCCATTATATCTATACGGACGTCAAGCTGATCGTCCGCTAGTTGCAGACTTTAATCTTAGTAACTTGGTAATTTTAGGAACATCTGGGCAAATTCAAGTGTCTAGTTGTACACTAGGCACAAATCAACCAATACAAATTAGTGGCACTTGGACTCCTCAAGTAGGAAATCCAAGTCTATTCGGATACTCTTCCGGCGGAACAACTTATTATGTTAAGACAGGTGGTACTGGAACAACATTCCAATTATTGTTAACACCTGGTGGAAGCCCTGTTCCATCCACAGCAGGAACTCCAAACGGAACTCAGTTAACTGTTTCAGCTATGCATAGCGTTGCCAGCTACACAGAAACTTCAAAAGTTGGTGCAGAATATCCAGTTACAGTCAACAATGGGCCTGTAAAAGTCCTAGCAGATTATACTGTACCAGGTAGTCAAAGTGTACTAGTAGATACATCAGCTAACCCAGTAACTATTACATTGCCACTATCTCCAAGTGTTGGAACAATTATTAATATTTTTGATGCAGGTAATGCTAGTACAAACCCAATAACTATTAATCCTGGCGATGCAGCTGTTACAATTAATGGAGCCACTGGTAACGTATCTGTAGCAGGAAACTACGCAGCCTTAACACTAGCCTGTGACGGAACAAATTGGACTTTAGCTAAACTGTCATTTAACGGCAGCGAAGATGTTGCAAGTTCAGGAACTATAAGTTTAGATACATCAGTAAGTTATTTTAGTACAAGTGGCGTCGAAAGCTGTTCATTAACAGACGGTATTGAAGGTCAAGTTAAGACCTTAATAATGAAAAACTCATCAGGAAATATGAGTGTATCAGTTGCTAATGCTGGCTGGAAGTCAAGTGGTTCAGGAACTATTGTATTCAATTCTACAGGTGATTGTTGCATACTTCAATACATACAAGGCAAATGGTATGTAATTGGCAATAACAGTTGCACCGTAGAAGGAGTGCAACCTGGCGAAGTTGTAAGTGCTCCTGGAACTGCAAGCTCAACTGGACTTGCAGGACAAATTGCATACGATAGCTCTTATGTTTATGTATGTATAGCTGCGAATACTTGGAAACGTGCAGCAATTTCAACTTGGTAATATGCATCCATTAATCGGCGACCTTTCAGAACTTAAAGATAGCGAAGTAGATTCGAAAATAAATGAATTAACTCGAAAATACTTTGCTACCAATAGTTTTGAATTAAAAACTCAAATTTCAATGGCTTTAGATACTTACAAAGAAGAATTGGCAAAACGCCAACGAATAGCCTACGAAAAAATGATGAATACTCGCAATAAAGATCTTGACAAATTGATCAAAGTCAACTAATATAGTTGAATGCGATTAGACAAATACAGCAATCCAATTTTTAACGAACAAGATTTGTTTGATGCCTTGTACAAAGGACACAAGTTCAATCCTGCTGATTTATTGTTTGTCGAGCATACTAACGAAGTTTGGCAATTAGAAGAGCAAGTTGGGTTCAAATTTGCTGAGCCAATTGATGCATTAGTATCTCCCCAAGAGTTTGATAACATAATGCAACACGAATGGAACATGCCCGATGAATACAAACAAATGGATATTGTAGGATTTCTAGTTAATGAATGCCCTAAGCAAAATTATCAAAGATTGATGGACGAGTTAGAAGCGTACAAAGCAAGAAATATGCTAGATTTGCTTCGGTGGCTCAAATATTTTGTAGATACTTGCTCAAAAGAAGGTGTAGTTTGGGGTGTTGGGCGAGGATCTAGCGTAGCCAGTTATGTCTTATACTTAATAGGTGTACACAGCATAGATCCTATCAAATATAATTTAGACTGGCAGGAATTCCTGAGATAAGTAAAGCATAATCCTAGGAGATTAATATGGCAATGAAAGAACAACAAAGACAAGTTTATCGCTCGATGCAGGGCAAAGAAGTTGATATGAACAAACTGGTTATGGCTAACGAAATGACTGTAGCAGTTGGTAATGTTAAAGTTAATGCAAGAGGCGATGAATTAGGACCAGGTGGCAAAATTATTCGTAAACGCGAAGAAGTATTAAGAGAAGCACCAAACTCAAGTGTGAAGAAAAGTACGTCAAGCGAAGAGTGAACAGGAAACATATGAGTAAAGCACCAGCAAATAGAATTAGACCAATTAGAAAACATATTCTCGTAAAGGATATGAATTTTGGAGAGCAAAAAACATCAACTGGAATTGTGCTACTAAGCGACGATGGAAAATCCGAAGGTGTAAAACCTCGTTGGGCACAAGTGTTTGCAGTTGGTCCAGAACAAACCGATGTTAAAATAGGTGAGTGGGTACTAGTCGAACACGGTAGATGGACACGTGGTATTACTGTAGAAGATGAAACCGGTGTTGAATTTACTATTTGGCGTGTTGACCCAGCGGGTATTTTAATGTCAGCAGACGAAAGACCAGCTGGTCCAGAATTTGGAACTTTCAGTAGTGTAGCTCACGGAACTGAAATCCGTCCAGAAGACTTCGTTCGATAATTTATTAGTTTTGAACATCAGGGCTATTGACTAGCCCTGATCTTGCCTTTATAATGTATAGTAAAGGAGATCTATATGTTCTTACTAAGTTTTTTACTACTGGTTATAGCAGTTTATTTTGCCAAAAAATCATATTACGAACTAAGAATTGTACCTGCTATGCTTTGGTCATTTTTAGCAGGATGGGACCTCCACGCACTACTTACATTTATATAAGGAACACGTATGAGTACATTTGACGAAGCAGTTGTAGATATCAAAAATGCAAGAGATGCCATAGACGGTTTAGTAACAAATCAAAATCCTGACAACGGAGAAACTAAGCATCCAGATCCAAAAAAGCACAAATATATTAGCTTTATAAAAAGCGGATTTAGAATCATAGCTGGCGGTGCATTATGCTTTGGTGATTTTCTTGTTGCAGGATCATTGTTTATAGTTGCCGAACTGTTGGGCATTGCAGAGGAACTAGTTTGAAAATTGGATTTACATGTTCAACATTTGATTTGTTTCATGCAGGGCATATAATGATGCTCAAAGAAGCAAAGACACAATGCGATTATCTAATAGTTGGACTCCAAACTGATCCAACGATTGATAGGCCTGAAACAAAGAATAAACCAGTTCAAAGTATTTTTGAAAGATTTGTACAATTACAGGCTTGTAAATTTGTGGATGAAATTGTAGTTTACGCTACAGAAAAAGAACTACGAGACATATTGCTTTCATATCCAATAGATGTTAGAATACTAGGTGAAGAATATAAAGATAAAGGTTTTACAGGCTGTGAAATTCCAATGGAGTTTTACTACAATCAACGCAGGCATAGTTTTAGTACTAGCGAATTGCGACAACGAGTTATAGAGGCAGAAAATGAAAGAACTATGGGTAGAAAAATACCGTCCAAGTAAAATTGACGGGTATGTATTTAGAGACACACATCAAAAAGAGCAAGTTGAACGTTGGATTAAAGAAGGCAGTATTCCACATCTATTGTTTAGCGGCAATGCTGGTATTGGCAAAACAACTCTTGCAAAAATATTGTTTAACGAACTAGATATCAATCCTTTAGATATTCTAGAAATTAACGCAAGTCGAACAAACTCTGTTGAAGATGTTCGAGATAAAATTGTTAATTTTGTGCAAATGATTCCTTTTGGAAATTTTAAAGTAGTATTGCTAGACGAAGCAGACTACTTATCGCCTAACGCACAGGCGGCCCTACGTGGCGTTATGGAGGAATATCATACAACAGCTCGCTTCATTCTTACTTGTAACTATCCCAATCGTATTATTCCTGCTTTACATTCGAGGTGTCAAGGCTTCCATATCGAACGTGTTGATACTACAGAGTTTACTGCTCGTGTGGCTACTATCCTCATGTCTGAAAGTGTGGAGTTTGATCTTGATACACTAGATACGTTTGTTCGTGCTACATATCCTGACCTTCGTAAATGTATTAACATGGTACAAATGAACAGTATGGACGGTAAATTACATAGTCCAGAAAAGGGAGATGCAGGTGAAGCAGACTACAAAATTGAAATGGTTGAGCTATTCAAAGCGGGCAAAATCAGCGAAGCACGTAAACTCGTCTGCTCACAGGCTCGCCCAGAGGAGATGGAAGAAATTTATAGATGGCTCTATGATAACGTTACCATTTTTGGAGACGAATCGACACAAAACAAAGCTATTCTTATTATCAAGCAAGGTCTTGTTGATCACACATTGGTTATTGATCCAGAAATTAACCTTGCGGCAACACTGATTAGACTTGCGGCACTATGAAGACAAAGTTAAAAGAAGCATACATGAAAACCGCAGAAACATTTGCGGAACTCAGTCATGCTCGTAGATTACACGTTGGTGCTATCATTGTAAAAGATGATAGAATCATTTCAATCGGTTATAACGGCATGCCAGCGGGCTGGGATAACAACTGCGAAGATATTGTCCAACACAGCGATGATACTACTTCGTTGAAAACTAAACCGGAGGTTCTACATGCTGAAACGAATGCGATCGCTAAACTTGCTAGAAGCACTGAGTCTGGCCTCAATGCTACTATGTTCATTACTCATAGTCCTTGCCTTGATTGTGCCAAGCTCATTTATCAAAGTGGCATTAATGCTGTCTATTATGGTAATGCTTATCGTAACGAAGATGGAATACAATTCCTCAAAGCATCAGGAGTAAAAGTAGAGCAATTAGAAAAGGACGCCTGAGCGTCCTTTTTTTAATCTCCGTATATCTTTAACACCTCCTTAACGGCTTCGTGTCTTTCAATATCTCGTTGGTCAAATTGTACAATATCTAAATGTCGATATGCTGTTCGCTCTCCGAGTAGGTTACAAAAATTAATCAAGCCGTTGTCATTTAATCTGTCGGCTTGTGCTAGGTCTCCTGTCACTACCATTTTACTATTTTCACCCAGGCGTGTTAATAACATCTTCATCTGGTTGACTGTAGCATTTTGCATTTCATCTGCAACAATGTATGCGTTTTTAAACGTGCGGCCACGCATATAGGCCAATGGGGATATTTCAATGACGCCCTCCTCTAACATCCTAGCGATATCCTTTTGCTGATAATATTCCGCAAATACGTCAAAAATAGGACGAGTCCAAGGTGCCATTTTTTCATTAAGCGTACCTGGTAAAAATCCTAAATCTTCATCTACGGAAACGGCGGGTCTAGTAACGACTATCTTGTCCACAACCCCTTCTTGAAACAGTTTGATTCCGTGTTGAACAGCCAGCATGGTTTTGCCCGTACCTGCTGGTCCTATAGCAAAAACTATACTTTTTTGTTCATCTTGGAGTTTTTGTATGTAAGTTTTCTGATTCTCGTTTCGAGCATACAGGCTTACACGCTGCTTCTTTTGCGGAAGATATGGTTGAAAATCTATTACTTTAACTTCTGATGTAAAGCGTTTCTTCACTCTTTTACTCATCTAGGTTATCTCCTACTCTTTTAAAAGCAGGACTTGTAGCGACCGCCCGATAACTACAGAGGTCCTACACAATTATTTACTGATTTCCTAAAAAAGTAAACTGATATGTTATGATTTTAAACCAGCTAAATAAGTATAGAACATTCTGGGACCCGCTATGTACGACATTTTAGAAGTCATAAGAAATATAGACGATTTATACGAAAACAATACTAGCCTAGCTGTGCTCAAAGACTTTGAGCGTGTGCTAGATGAGATGGATTTATACGCCTACGAAAATTGGGAAAACGGCGAATTAGCCTATGGACCGCAAGTTGACCGTCATTGGATTACAGCTGGATTTATGTGGCCTAAAGAAAGTATGCCTAACCCAGTAGGAGCAAAAAGACTTCAAGATCTAGGTTGCAAAATAAAATATCAGCGCAGTCACTTAGTAGAACCTCGCAAGATTAAAACACCAGAAGATTTTCGTCCTGGAACTAAAAAAGGTAAACTTGATCGCAAACCCATTTGGATTGTAGAAATTCAAATGCCAAAGAAAATTGCATTTGATATGTATAGAGGCTACATGGACAAAATGAAGGCAGAAGCTCAACCAAGCGAAGAAAAGCCTAAGGTTCCAAATCCAACAGTACCACCGGCAGGCGGAATGGCAGCAGGTGCACCACCAATGCCTCCGGCAGCTCCAGCAGGTCCAGCTCCAGCAGGCGCAGCTCCAACTCCAGCAGTTTAAGGACAGTTATGATAAATGAAAGTTTAAGAGCAGCAGATCTAAGAGGCTTTATTAAAAAAGTCATCGAAATTGATGCTTTCAAAAGTAAAATAGGTGACGATGAAGATATCGTTACTATGTCATTCACTGTTGACCACGAAGATCCTGCTAAAGACTTAGAAAATTTTATCGAAATGGGTTTTGATTTTGTTCTAGATGCAGATGTTAGTCCTGGTGAATTAGACGATGGCACATACAAAGTATATGTTGAAATTGAAAGAAACAGACATGTACCAGAACAGATTCTAGAAATTCTAGACGGTGTAAAGAAAATTTCTGGCATTGAAAATTTTAAATTTAGATATTTTAAAAATTTCAAAAGTCAGGATGCTACAGAAGAAAATCTTTCTGCGGCTATTCCATTAGATAAAAATGCCTACGATGCAGCAACAGAACGTAGCAAATTAGATAATTTTCAAGAATTCTTTATCAACAGTTACGCCGACGACATTAAACTACTTGACGAATCAATAAGTTTTCAACGTAGTCACGGTGACGTAATTGCTTTTGATATTGTAACTAGCGGTACAAGACAAGAAGTATATGAAGAAGTACAAGGACCGATCATGCTGGAAAGTTCTAGTATGGCGGAAGTTATGTTTTTATCCAAGTACATTGGTAACTACAATATTACCAAAGTGAGCGATACATTCATATTTGAACACCGCGGTTGGGCGGTTGCACTGAAAAGGAAATAATAATGAGCGGATTTAAATTTAATTTTACACAAGAAAAGTTTAATCAGATAATTGGAAAGAATCCTTATGCTGATCACTGGTTCGAAGCATTGTGTGAAATTTTACCAGATTATGACATTGACACAGTACCACGTGTTGCAGCATTTTTAGCACAAACAGCACACGAAAGCGGCGGATATCGTGCTATTAAAGAAAACTTAAATTACAAAGCAGAAAGTCTTTGCAAAGTATGGCCACGTTATTTCCCAGATTTAGCAACAGCACAACGCTATGCTCATAATCAAGAAGCTATTGCTAATCGTGCTTATGCTAATCGTATGGGTAACGGCGACGAAGCAAGCGGTGATGGTTGGAAATTTTGCGGAAGAGGTTTAATTCAATTGACAGGTAAAACAAACTATCAACGTTATGCTGAAAGTCTAGAGATTAGTTTAGATGAAGCAAGTGAACACTTAACAACATTTGAAGGTTGCGTACAAAGTGCTGCATGGTTCTGGGAAGCCAACAACTTAAATCAGTATGCAGACAGCGGCGACATCTTAACAATGACAAAACGTATTAATGGTGGAACATTAGGGTTAGAAGATCGCAAGAAACACTACGAACACGCTCTACATGTTCTAGGAGCATAACGTGGAACAGCTATCTTGGATGATTAGTTTTATTCCGGACACAGTCCTGAATCTCATTTATTGGGTAATCATCTTAGCAGGCATCACAGGTGTTGCTGCAGGCTGGCTAGCACGTTGGGTTCCATTCTATGGAAATTATGCTAGATTTTTAAAACCACTTGGTGTTTTATTAATTATTTTAGGTGTTTACCTAAAAGGCGGCTTAGATACCGAGATGGCCTGGCGCCAACGTGTAGCAGATTTAGAAGATCAAGTTAAAAAATCTGAAGAACGTGCCGGACAAATTAACGAAAAAATTGTTGTACAGTATAAGGACAGAGTAAAAGTAATTAAAGATACTCAAATTGTTGTACAAGAAAAAATCAAAGAAGTTGAAAAACTTGTAGATGCTAAATGTGAGGTAGCACCAGAAGCTGTCACAATCTTAAATGATGCGGCTAAGAAACCAGAGAGGGTGCAAAAATGAAAATAGTTTTAATTTTAGCAACTACATTAGTATTAACTGGTTGCTTATCTACACCAGTTAAAAGAACGTTTCCAGAAGTTCCAAAGGAACTAATGGAACTTTGTCCTAATTTAAAAGATGTTCCAGAAGGAACAACTAAACTTAGTGATGTATTAAGAGTTGTCACTGACAATTACAGTCAATACCATGAATGCCAATTTAAAAACGAACTTTGGAAAGAATGGTATGATACACAAAAACAAAATTTTGATAGCGTGAAGTAAATAATCGAAAGGAGCGCAAATGGCATTACATGATTCTATTTTAAAAATATTGAACAAAGAACCTAAGGACCCCGAAGCACCAAAACCAGCACCCGGCAGTCGTAGCGAGCGTGAAGCAAAGATTAAAGACAAAGCAGGTATGGTTATTAGTGTGTTTGCATTATTCTTAGCAGTAAACAGTTGGTACGGTGGTAAATTATCTAGCACAGTATTAAACAATACATTAGGTGCTAACAATGCCTGGGCGCAATATCAGGCAAAGAACAATCGACTAGTCAGTTATGAAATCGCAAGTAAGACAACAAGCGATCCTAAACTAAAGGCAGAGTTTAAAGCAGAAGCAGAACGCATGGACAGCGACAAGAAAGAAATTGCTGTTAATGCACGTAAGATGGAACATGAAAGAGAAATAGCAAAGAAATCTAGTCCATGGATTGGTTATGCATCAACAGCATATCAATTGGCCATTGTTGTTCTTTCTGCAAGTATTCTTGCTGTTAGCATGCCAATGTTTTGGAGCAGTTTTGTAGTAGCAGGTATTGGAATAGCACTTAGTCTAAATGGCCTATTCCTGTGGTTTTAAAATAAAGGAGCAGTCATGTCAGAAGAAGTAAAGAGCGAAAGTGAAAAGAAAAAAGAAGATTGGATGAACAGTAAGTGGCGTCCAATGATGGGTTGGATGTATATGGTTGTCTGTATGATGGATATGGTCATATTTCCAATCTTGTGGAGTTTACTACAAACAGTAACACATAGTCCTATTACACAATGGAATCCGCTAACACTACAAGGTGCTGGTCTTTTCCATATTGCGATGGGCGCAGTATTAGGTATTGCGGCATTTGGTCGCACACAAGAAAAGTTAAATGGAGCAAACAATGGCGGAATCCAACAACCAACAACATTTAGCCCTCCTCCAGCAGCACCAAGCAGTTTCCAGGCACCAGCTTCGCCAAGTTTCGGAGCGCCAAGCACCTCAGGAGGCTTTAGCTCAGGCGGCTTTGGAAGCGTACCTCCAGCAGCACCAGCAAGCGGCTTTGGTAGCAGTTCAGGATTTGGAGCGCCAGCGACTCCAGCTGTAACAGCAAGTGGTAAAAAGATTGTCCCAACAGACGATCCAGTTCTATAAAGGAAATTAAAATGAAATTATTATTCGCACTTTTAGCATCAGTGGCATTAGTTAGTAACGTATATGCCGGTGGTGAAACCAAAGAAGTTTGCAAAGACAAACTTGATAAAAAAGGCCAAGTTGTAAAGGGCAAAGACGGCAAACCAGCACAGGAATGTAAAAAAATCAAAGTACATAAGAAAGTTGAAGGTGAAAAGGTTCCTGAACCAGCCAAAAAGAAATAATCAATTTTTCCAAACTCTTGACAGGTCAGGAACAATACAGTATAATTACTGTATATAACTGACCTGTTTTTATGACTATGCAAGATTACTATTCAATTTTAGGTGTTAATCCCGGAGCAAGCCCGGACGAAATTAAAAAAGCCTACAGAAAACTGGCTAACCAACACCATCCAGATAAAGGAGGTGATCAAGCCAAGTTTAAAGACATCTCTGTGGCATATGATACGCTAAGTGATGGACAAAAACGTGCCGAGTACGATCAAATGCGAATGGGAGGTCCTCAAGTTAGATTTCAATCTGGAGACTTCCAAGATCTACAAGACATATTTGGTGGGCATTTTGACCCGTTTGGTTCAAGGTCAAATCCATTTTTTGATGTATTTGGTAGACAAAGAAAGAATCGCGATTTAAATATACAATGTCAAATTACACTTTTAGATTCTTACCTAGGAAAACAGTTAGAAGCAAATTATAAATTGCCCAGTGGCAAAAATCAAAACGTTATCATCAATGTACCAGCAGGCATCAGTCACGGTGAAACAATACGTTACCAAGGACTTGGGGATGATAGTTTTCCAAATATGCCTAGGGGAAGTTTAAATGTTACAGTAGTTATATTGCCCGATGAAAATTTTAGAAGACAAGGCAATGATTTATACACAACAGTAAACATTAATCCTATTGAGGCTATGATTGGTTGTAGAAAACGTGTAAAATACATTACAGGTGAAGAAAAAGAAATTGAAATACGTCCAGGTGTTGAAACAGGTATAGAATATGCAAGTAACGGTTTTGGATTTACAGATCCTAGGACAGGAATTAAAGGCCGTTTTGTAATTGCTGTCAACATAAGGACACCAGTCATTAACGATCAAAGCATTATTCAAAGGTTAAGAACTATCAATGATGAGATTAGTCTTAGATCCTGATCCAATTTTAAAACAAAGAGCCGAGGATTGGGATTTTGCAGTAGACGGCAACGCAGAACAGTTAGAAGCTGATATGATTCAGCTAATGAAAACATTTAATGGACGTGGACTAGCAGGTAATCAAGTTGGATTACTCAAAAGGGTCTTTACCATAAAGTTAAAAGACAATTCTGAACCATTTGCTATGTTCAATCCACAAATTATTTCCCAAAGTGAAGACCTTCAAAACAACGAAGAAGGTTGCTTGAGCTTTCCTGACCTATGGTTAGATGTTAAAAGACCAAAAGAAATTGAAGCCACATATCTTGACAAGCACGGAAATGAATGTAAAATTAAACTATCTGGAATAGATGCTAGGTGTTTTTTGCACGAATTAGACCATTTAAACGGTGTAGTTTTTACAGAAAAAGTTAGCCAAATGAAATTAATTTTAGCCCGTAAAAAACAAAGGAAAAATAAATGGTAGAACCAAGTGATAACCTACAAGCAGTTTTTGAAAAAGCAATCGAAACTGCAAAAAAATTGCATCACGAATATCTTACTATCGAGCATCTTCTGTTAGCAATGTTGATGGAAGAAACGTTTAGTAAGACATTAATAGGTTATGGTGCCCGAGTTGACGAATTTAGAAAAAATCTTGCGGACTATTTGCAAAATAAATGCGAAGAAATCACAACACCCGATGTTGTTGTAAAGCCTAAGAAAACACAAAGCGTCGAACGTGTTCTGAATCGTGCATTCACACAAGTCTTGTTTAATGGTAGACAACGTATTGAACCAGCAGATGTGTTTATTGCTATGATGGGCGAAAAACGCAGTTGGGCGTATTTTTATATTGCTCAGGCAGAGATTGACAAAGATAAGTTTGCAGATTATCTTAACAATGCAATCGACGAAGAAGAAGAACAAGAACAAGAAAGCGGCTCTAGCAGAGCATTGTCTGCTTTCACAACTAACTTGAACGAGCAAGTTAAGAAAAACAAAATCGATCCAGTTATTGGCCGCATTGACGAACTTGAAAACATTGCACTGGCAATGGGTCGTCGTAGTAAAAATAATGTAATTTTAGTAGGCGATCCTGGAGTAGGTAAAACTGCTATTGCAGAAGGTTTGGCATTTAATATTGTCAAAGGTGCTATTCCAGATTTTCTAAAAGAATATACAGTTTATAATCTAGATATTAGTGCCATGCTTGCTGGTAGTAAATATCGTGGTGACTTTGAAGAAAGATTTAAACTAGTTCTCAAAGGACTGTCTAAAAAAGGCAAAACAATACTGTTTATTGACGAAGCACATATGATTAGTGGTGCTGGATCTGCAAGTAATAGTGCAAATGACCTTGCCAATATGATGAAGCCTGCGTTGTCAAAAGGCAATATCAAAGTTATTGCATCAACAACTTGGGAAGAATATCGTAAACACTTTGAAAAGGATCGTGCGCTAATGCGCCGATTCCAACGAATTACTATTGACGAGCCAACACAAGAAGTAACATTACAAATCCTTAAAGGACTTAAAAAATACTACGAGGGATTCCATAATGTTAAAATTAAAGATGATGCACTTCAAGCTGCAATTAAACTCAGCGTTAAATATCAGTCTGATAAAAAGTTACCCGACAAGGCTATCGATTTAATTGACTTGGCATGCAGTCGTTTTAATCTAAAATTAGCCGACGAACGTATTGTAACAGAAAGAGAAATTCAATACGAACTTTCTAAAGTTGTACAAATTCCAGAAGAAGTTGTAGCAGAAACAGAAAGTCATAATCTTTCAACACTACAAACAAAACTTGAAGAAGAAGTGTTTGGACAGAACCTTGCTATTACTGAAGTAGTTGACAAGATTATGGTCGCACAAGCAGGATTAAAACCTGAAAACAAACCTATCGGAAGTTTTGTATTCATGGGCCCAACCGGATGTGGTAAAACTGAAACTGCTAAAGCTCTTGCTAAACATTTAGGTGTTAAGTTATTGCGTTTTGATATGAGTGAATATCAAGAGAAACACAGCATCAGTAAATTGATTGGAAGTCCTCCCGGATATGTTGGTTTTGAAGAAAATGCCGGTCAGCTTATTACAAGTATCCAAGAAAATCCAAATGCAGTTCTGTTGTTCGACGAAGTTGAAAAGTCACACCCAGATGTATCAACTGTGTTGCTACAAATGATGGATAACGGATTTATCACTGGTTCAAATGGTAAACGTGCTGACTGCCGCCAGTTAGTCCTAATCCTTACAACTAATGCTGGTGCAACTGAAGCAGATAAGAATGCGATTGGTTTCGGTAGCCAACAAAAAGAATATAGCGATAAAGAGCTTAATAAATTCTTCACTCCTGAATTCCGAAATCGCTTAGACGGTATTATTACCTTTAACAAACTTGGCAAAGAAACTATGGTCAAAGTTGTTAACAAGTTTATCGATGAGCTAAGAGAACAAGTTAAAGAAAAAGGTATTCGTATTAAGGCAGATAAGAATGCAATTGAATGGTTAATTGAAAAAGGCTTTGACAACAAGATGGGTGCTCGCCCGTTACAACGTGTCATTGACAAAGAAATTAAACGTGACCTTGCTAAATTGATGCTATTTGGTGATTTAAAAAACGGCGGATGGTTATCAATTACAGCCGAAAATGATAATATAGTGCTGTCAGTTAAAGCAAAAACACCTAAGGTTCCGTTGCTTTCGACAGAAATTAAAATAGAAGATGCAGTTCAAGACAACTAAAAGATTATTTAGAGGACAGTACCAGTACAAGTTAGTTTTAACTTGTGCTGGCGCCAGCTGGTTCCGCGGAGGTGATTGGCGTGGTACTCTTGAAAATCTTAAAAAGATTGACTTATCTACGCAAAATCACTGGCATTCTAAATCAATAAAGACTGAAGACGACTTGAACTATGCTTTTAAACTACAACATCAACTTAGTAAATTACAAAACTTAGAAGTTAGGGTTGAAAGCCCATGGGTTACTATCTATACTAATGATAAATCAAATGTTGACAGTTTAATTAAAATTGACAAGGAAAAAGTCAAGTATGTGTGTGTTCCTCCAGATAAAACTACCCTAGAGGAAAATACAATTATTTTACCCAAGATAAATTACGATTTTAAAATTACCCTGAGTAAAACAGATCGTGAACATAGTGCATTTGTAGATTGGGCTGAAAAGAATACTAAAGTCAAGCTGACAAAAACTTGTAAGCGGGAGCTTTTGAGAGATCGTAGTTGGGGCGGTACATACTTCTACGTCACGGGCGAAAACAACTTACTGTTAACAAAAATGCACTTAGGCGGCTCAATAAACAAGGTTGAGCGCATAATCAAAGCGTAATCTTATAAACCCGCATACGATAAATAGTATATCCGCACAGAATCAGTGTGACTATTAATAACGGGCTTAAAAATGCGTATTAGAGAACTATTAGAAGGTAAAAAATTCAATGATTTAGAGTTCATCAAGCAGGATGAAGAAGGCACAGGTATCAACTATGATCTAATAGAAGACCTTGCTTTTTATATGCACAATGATGATGACATATATCGCAAGATCATGTTTCCTCGTGTAGTAAATTGTGTTGAAGGATTAAAAGCTAAAAAGCAATTAGATCCTAAAATTTTCAAAGCAGCAGTTGAAGAAAGCTACAAACACTATATTAAAAAGTTCCCCATACGTCAATTGCCAGATACACTTGATGAAGAGCAATGTTTAGAAGTTTGTAAAAAACTATATAACGATTTCCGCAAAGATTACGACGAAGGCAAATATAAGGATTAATTGTGTTACTTAGAGAATTGTTCTTTAATGAGGCAAAGGCACCTGCTGAAGATGACAGCATGGAAAAATACGGCCGACCGTTTAATCACCCAGAACATTTAGTATTTTTTAAAGGTAGTGCCGGAACATTGGAAGCCCTTACACATTTTAAAGAAATAGCAGAAGAAAAAGAAGGCGGTACAACTGTTAGACGCAAATGGGACGGTAACCCGCAAGTCTATTGGGGTCGTGAAAAGAAAAACGGACCTTTAATACTAGCCGGACACAATCAGTGGAGTCGCGGAGTAAAAGCAACAAGTCAACACGATGTATATGACTTTATTGCAAATCAAAGCGGTAAAGTAAAAACTCCAGAAGAACAAAAACAACGTCAACAATTTGCCACAAATTTTGCAAATCTTTATCCATTGTTCGATGCTGCAACACCAAAAAACTTTGTTGGGTTTGTGTATGCAGATAATTTATTTGGCGTCGAACCAAATAATCCTAAACAATTAGAAAAACCAACTAAAGAATATCCTCAAGGTATTTGGACATTTTGTCCTAATCCTATTTCAAAGACTTGCTATCATGTAGATGCAGGCAGTGAACTGGGCCAACGAATTGCCAAAGCACAAGTTATGGTTGTTGGACATGCTACGTTCGATTCCTTTGGTGCTCCAGACAGAGAACAACAACCGATGGACGATTTCGAAATGTTTAATCAAACAGCAGGTTTGATTGTTCAAGGTCCAATTTATACAGATACAGCACCCGAAGTTGACACTAGTCCTATAGACTCTATGATGCAATATGTAGAACAACACGGATCTGCTATTGATAACTTCTTAGGAAGTTTACCCGATCCAGATAAGAATGGCATTTTCTATCCGTTCTTTAATCAAATGAGTAATCTACATGCTCAAGGAAAACAAAATTTTGAAAGTATTAGTGGAAAAACATTTATTGATTGGATGCAATCAAAAGGTGTTAGTGCTAAGAAACAACAACACATCATAAACATGATACAAGAACATCCAGGCGGACTTGATGCTATATTTTTCCTAATAAAAGGTATTAGAAATATGAAAGATCAAATAGACGCTGGAATTAGGCAACAACCTCGTAAAGAAATTTGGGACACTAATAGCGAAGGACATGTTCGCTATGCACAAAAACATCATAAATATGGTAATATAAAGATTGTTCCTACTACGTGGGTACCAGGACGTTAAAATGCGATTAAGAGAACTATTTGAAAATATCTACGAAGAAGTACCCGAAGGTGGGGAAGAATTTGATGGTGGTTTAAAAACCATTGGCATTTGCTACGGTCGTTGGAATCCTCCGCACAAAGGA